CAACAAAATCACGTTTAAACGCTATTCTCCAGGAAGTCAAATTCGGGGCACGGGTATTCCAGAAAAACTTTGATTGGTTCGTTTCATTCGCTGATGAGACTGCTGATTTTTGGGATGGTATGATACTCGTTGACGCTAACCACTTAGAGGTTGCGTAACCAGTTTACAAAGTGGCACACAAAACCCCCATTAGGGGGTTTTTTATGTGTATAATACATGTATAGAGAATTTTCCCTCGATTCGTTATGACAAAGAATTTACATCTTGAGCACCCCGAAGACTGCATCCTCACAGGTGATTTATCTGTTTTGGATGCTTTTTTAATGTGGTGTCGTGTCACCCTAAAGATTGACGGTGCACCCGCTATAGTGTGGGGGCGTAATCCAGAAACGGGAAATTTCTTCGTTGGCACGAAATCCGTATTTAATAAAAGATTAATTAAGATTAACGAATCGCATGAGGATATTGATAAGAATCACAGTGGAAATGTCGCCACTATCTTACATCAATGTTTTAAATATCTACCACATACTAATAAGATTATACAGGGTGATTTCATCGGGTTCGGTGATAGTTTCGTTGATGAATTTACCCCAAATACGATAACATATAAGTTCGATAATTACGTTACGGAAAATATCATCGTAGCACCACATACTTCGTATGCTTCAGTAACAACATTGCGTGATGCGATTGCGTCCCCTATGTGTGAACAATTAGAGGGTAATTCCTTCTGTCGTTTTGTACAACCAAGGGCATATATTAGGGCGGGGTTTGGTTCACCTATAGGAGAAAGTATTAATTCCTTTGTTAACACAAAACCCCTTGTAGATTTCGCCCGTTCATTATCAACAACTGTGCAGTTCCTAAGTGATAAAGAAGCGAAGGTATTTAAGAAGGAAATTAATACTTATATACGCACACAGTTAGAGATAGTGCCAGAGACATTTATGGGCGGTAAGTATAAACAACTGTGTGAACTCTATTTGTTAATAATGCGAATCAAATTAGATGCACTAAATGAATGTAGACATGAATGCGATTTCGCTGCATATATTAACAACAACTGTGTGCAGGGGGAGGGTTATACAATGCATAGCAAATTAGGAGACTATAAGTTAATTAATAGAAGACAATTTGCATATGCTAATTTTCATTCAGGCATACACACAGTTAATAACAAATAGGCATATAACAGTTAATAACATATAGTGATGCAATAGCCATGCGTTGGTGTATACACAGTTATATTATATTATGCCCCTTATATGTTAAAAATCGATGACTCCCCTAACCTACAAAGTGTTACGGAAGCGAGATATAAATTCCTTTTAATATAAAAAAATTTGCGAAAAAATTTTTAGTACTATATACCCACAGAAGAGAAACACAGAATCCTCGTTAACCGCTATGCAAAAAAAATTCGATCATGAAAAAACGACTGTAGAGGTTGACACAATAACTGGAGAGTATTATACTGTTATACCTGAGTGGGTGATTCATGATATGGATTGGTATGAAGGTGCCCCGATAGAGTTCAATATAGATTCAGATGAAGTCATTATCACAGATGCAGATGAGTAAAACCTATCATGTCTATCTGAATAACGAGGTATTGTTCAAAGACTTGGATGAAAGGGAGTTTAAGGTTATATGGGGAAGATTGTTTCATTCATACTATAAAGACGAGTTAACATATACAGAGATAGGGGAACAACCGAACGAAAAATATATTGAAGCATCTTATTGACATTATACATATTCTGATGTATAATTGAAACGTAATTACAAGACATTATGGCTAAAGGATTTACTGTTAAAGCAAAGACTCCTGTTGCTGCACAAGCAAAGAAAGAACCTGAATGGGATTTTGATAAAGCAAAGGAAATGATTAGGGGTAAGAGCGTAGTCTTTTGCCTACCAGGAAGAGGAGTATCATATACTTACTTAAAGAACTTCGTACAACTCTGTTTCGATATAGTACAGAATGGTGGACAGATACAAATATCTCAAGACTATTCTTCTATGGTTAACTTCGCTAGATGTAAGTGTCTAGGAGCGAACGTACTCAGAGGTCCAGATCAGAAACCTTGGGATGGTAAGTTAAAGTATGACTATCAGTTATGGATTGACTCTGATATAGTTTTTAACACAGAAGCATTCTATAAGTTAGTTCTTATGGATCAAGATATAGCATCTGGTTGGTATTGTACAGAAGATGGACAAACTAGTTCTGTTGCACACTGGATGGAAGAAGATGACTTCCGTAAGAATGGTGGAGTCATGAATCATGAAACACTAGAAACTATGTCTAAGCGTAAGAAACCATTTACAGTTGATTATGCTGGATTCGGTTGGTTGCTAATCAAGCATGGTGTATGGGAACATGAAGAGATGAAGTATCCTTGGTTTGCTCCTAAGATGCAAGTCTTTGAATCTGGTGAAGTACAGGATATGTGTGGTGAAGACGTTTCTTTCTGTCTAGATGCAATCGAAGCAGGATTTGAAATATGGTGTGATCCTCGTGTAAGAGTAGGACATGAAAAGACGAGAGTTATATAAAGTCACTGTAAAGGGTAAGGAGTTACTCTCAGATTTATCAGAATCAGAGTACTTCAGATTTATGGAGGATCTGTCGATAGAGTATTATCAGACAGGTACTCCACATCCCGATGATATTATTACTGAAACTTATTTGGAGGAAGATTAATGGCTGCTAAGTCAACCATCACCGTTGAGAAGGTGATTAACTACATTAAAGACAAATGGCAGATATTCGGTGTTGCCACATTGATAATCTTTGTGTTACAATTACTGTCCACTAAGATATTACTATCCGTTCTATTAGGTATAGTAGTAACTGCATTATTACCTTCGGACACCGTTAAGAAGGTTACTAAGAAAATCACTAAGGAGTAACATGGCAAAATCAACGACTGGTGCATGGGGAAGAGAGGAACTCGAATCAACCCCGAAAAAAACTCGTCAAGGAAGGGGCAAGCACACAAAATATGCCGCTACCTCCCGTAACTCGACTCGTAAAAGGTACCGAGGACAGGGAAAATAACCTACGGAGCGTCTCGAAAGAGGCGTTTTTTTGTTTTTCTAAATATTGCTTATAAATAAACGTAAGAAAACTATTGACCTAATGGCAGTACAACGGGTTTCTAGAGGATTTAAAGATATTAGTCTATCCTTTAATGCCCACCCAATTACAAAAGATATACCTGTCTTAAAGAACGAACGTGCGATTATACGCTCTGTAAGGAACCTTGTAGAGACTATTCCTACCGAACGTTTCTTTAGTTCCGATATAGGTTCTAATGTACGCAGTAGTCTATTTAACTTTGTTGACTTTGGTACTGCTGAAGTTATTAAATCGGAAATAGAAAGCGTTGTTGACAACTATGAACCTAGAGTTGAGAACCTACAAGTATATGTGGATCCACAACCTGATAATAACTCTTTTGAAGTGTATGTCGAATTTGATATTGTAGGACAACAGTTTCCAACCCAAGAGTTTTCGTTCCTATTAGAAGCAACCAGATAATATGCCTATTACTAAGTTTACTAATCTTGATTTCGATCAAATAAAAGTACAGATTAAGGATTACCTTCGTGCTAATTCTAACTTTACTGACTTTGATTTTGAGGGTTCTAACTTCTCAGTCCTAATTGATACCCTAGCATATAACACTTATATTACTGCATTCAACTCTAACATGACTGTTAATGAGTCTTTCTTGGACTCTGCAACCCTCAGAGAGAACGTTGTATCACTTGCAAGGAATATTGGGTATGTACCTCGTTCTCGTGCTGCTGCAAAGGCAGAAGTCTCATTTAGTGTCACTATAGCAGATACACAGACAAGTACACTAGACTTAGAGGCAGGATTAGTTTGTGTAGGTAGCTCAAATGACACAAATTTCGTCTTTTCAATACCAGAGAAGATAGTTACTACAGTTGATTCAAGTCAAAATGCGACTTTTGACAATATTACAGTTTATCAAGGTACATTCTTACAGAAATCCTTTGTTGTAGATGGTTCTTTGGACCAAAGATTCATTTTAGATAACTCATTTATTGATTCTGCGACTATTGTAGTCAGAGTTCGTGATTCTAGTAACGATATATCAGATGGAAGGGAATATCAAGTCTCAGATAATATCTTAAAGATTGATGCATCCTCTGAAGTCTACTTTTTACAAGAAGTTCAGGATGAAAAGTATGAATTATTGTTTGGAGACGGGTTTTTTGGTAAAAAATTAGAAACTGGTAACGTAATTGATGTCTCATACATCATTACAGATGGAAAAGAAGGAAATGGAGCATCTAATTTCGCTTTTTCAGGTAGATTTAGAGATGATAATGGAAATATTGAGGTTCCAACTAATTCTATTGAAATTACAACCTCTCAAAATGCAGTAAATGGTGCTGATATTGAATCTGTTGACTCAATTAAGTATTTTGCACCTAGAATTTACTCTTCTCAGTACCGTGCGGTGACTGCAAGGGACTATGAAGCAATAATTCAGAACATTTACCCTAATACAGAGTCAGTTTCTGTTGTTGGTGGTGAAGAATTGGATCCTCCACAGTTTGGAAACGTAATTATAAGTATAAAACCTAAAAATGGTGACTATATTTCTGATTTTGATAGGAGTACAATCCTTTCAAAGTTAAAACAGTACTCACTTTCAGGTATAAATCAGCAAATTACTGATTTGAAGGTACTTTTTGTCGAAATAGACTCTGCAGTCTACTATGATACTACTAAAGTAAGTAATATTGAGGATTTAAAGTCAAGAATTACCAATACTTTGACTGCATTTAAGAAATCTAACATTAATAAGTTTGGTGGAAGGTTCAAATACAGTAAAGTTTGTCAGGTAATTGATGATGTTGATAGTGCTATTACATCAAATATTAC